AGGTACCACCCAGCGCACCAACATGGGGGTAGACCTGTCGGGGGGTAGCAAGTGGTCCGGCATCGCCGCTGGTCCCGACGGCAAGTTGTACTGCGCGCCGTATTCCGCCACGGACATCCTCGTGATTGAACCGGTGGCAGGTACCGGCCAGCGCACCAACATGGGGGCGGACCTGTCGGGGAGTACCAAATGGCTTGGCATCGCCGCTGGTCCCGACGGCAAACTGTACTGCGCGCCGTATAACGCCACGGACATCCTCGTCATTGACCCGGTGTTGCCGGCGGGCCTGTATTTCAAGGATACAATGGGCTACTTGTCCACTGCGAACGGCGGCATTCTGCGACGCATGGAGTTTCCGCGAGTGTACCAGGGGCTTGCTAGCGCGCCGAAGCGCATAACCGTCGAAATCCGCGCAACAGGCGCCATCGGCGCCATCAAAAACGTCCAAATTAACGTGGAGGAGCAACCTGAAGAGGACACAGTGGAACTGTCGCTCACGGACGATCCGTTTGTACCGGAGGCGCTCCCCGTGACGTTGCCGGGGCCGTATGATTACGGCAACGAAACGGACCCGGTGTATGTGCGGGTGGTGGCGGGAGAGAAAAGCGCAACGAAGGAGCCGCGGGTTGTTGGCCTGTCGGTGAAGGCACAACCAGTCGTCGAATGACCCGAAGGGAGGTGTAGCCTTGGACGAGTTTCAAAACCGCATGGAGATCGTATATACCGTTGCCGAACTGTCGTTTCAAAACCGCATGGAGATCGCTTACACGATCTATGCGCCCGTGTTCCTCGAGGGCGTGTCCACGACGGAATACTACTCCGAAGCGTATATCATCGTCCACAGCTACGCCCCATCGACGACGATCACCGACGGAGAGGGATTCCTGTTCGTCGACGAACCCGGGCTCCACGGAGTTTCGGAGACGATCTCCGACGGAGCAGGCCATTTGTTCGTCGTAGACGTGCCGTATTTGGCAGGAGCGTCAGAGACGGTATCCGACGGCGGAGGTTTCCAGCGAACGGGCACACGTTTTCTTGTGCTTGCCGCCACAGAAACCGGGGGGGATGGTCGCTTCCTAGCATCGACGCCGCGACCCTTGTCGGGCGTGTCAGATACGTACAGCGACGGCGAGGGCTCCCTCTATACCCAGCTGTTTTTCCAAGGTTCAACCATCACCGAAACCGACGGCGACGTTATCCTGTCGTTCACGGTGGTGAGCTATCGGGGTTATTCGGCTTTTGAAACGGTCGGCGAGGGATTCCTGTTCGTCGAGGTCTTCGCGGCGGGTTCTTCTTCCACGGACACCGTCGCGGACGCATACCTGCTCATTGGCGTACCCATGAGGGGGACATCGCTTACCGAGACAGCTAGCGACGAAAGCCCGTTTGAGCCTATATACCCAAGGGACATCCCCGGCGCATCTTTGACCATCGCCGAAGGGGACGGTTTCTTGTTCGCCGACCTGTTCCTGCGAGGTCCTTCGGTGGCCAAGGCCGAGGGGCGGGGGCGCCTGTCCACGGACGCGTACCTGCGGAGCATGGAGGAGGATACAAAGACAGACGGCGATGGGTTCTTGTTCTCTAAGGTTCCGTTGTGGGGTGTATCCGATACGGATGCCAGCGGTGAGGGTCGTTTCATTGCTCCGCGACCGATACCCATGGGCGGAGTGTCACGCACTTCCACCGATGGCGACGGACGACTCTACATCATCGTTTCGTTGGTCGGTGCATCGTCCACGTGGGCCTATGGGTATGGTTTTTTGCATACGTGGGTGTATCTGGGCCCGGGTCCGGAAGAACCGATCCCGCCGTCCGTTACCGAGACGGTGGGCTTTGGTCGGTTCCTCGCTCCGTTCCCCTGTCCGATGGACGGCAGTTCGCTCACCGTTACGGACGGCAAAGGACGCATCACCGAAGCCAAGTTTTTAACGGGCGCGTCCGTCACCGAAACCGACGGCACGGGTGAAGTGTCCATCCTGCGGGCGTTGATCGGAATGAGTACAACCCTAACGGATGGTTCGGCCTCCGCTCCGCTGGTCTGGGTGCTCATGCGTGGCCTGTCGTTTACGCGCACCGACGGGTCGGCCTCCGCTCCGCTGGTCTGGGTGCTCATGCGTGGCCTGTCGTTTACGCGCACCGACGGCGACGGCGAGATCGACGTGGACAAGCCGACGGGCGAGCTCGTCGAAGCGCAGTATATGGTCCGGCGGTTGCCGGATACGTACAATAAAGAGCAAGAAAGCCGCATCACGCGCCTGTTCCGCCTCGTCGGGCAGCAGGTCACCGAGCTGCAGCGGACGCTACGGACGACGGAGCGACAGCGGGACATCGACCAAGCTAAGGGCGCGACGCTCGACTGGATCGGGCGGAACGTGCTGCAAGGCAGAGAAGGCCTGAGCGACAAGGCGTATAGAGTACTCATTAAAGCCAAGATTGCCAGGAACATAAGTTCGGGCGACGTGGACGCTATCAAGGAAACCCTCGCGGCGATGCTGAACATCCAAACCGACGACATCGGCGTCCGGCAGATGTGGTTTGCCACGCCGCCGGAGCCCGCGGCCGTGGAGGTTCACGCCCCGCTCCATGCGCTGGGCCGTTTCGGCTTGTCGCCGGAGCAGTTCGCCACCATCGTGCAGTCTATCGTGGCGGCGGGTGTGCGGGCGTCCACCTGGTTAGGTGGTACGTTTGAGTTATCCGAGGAGCTGGAGCAGGATGTTGAGCGCGGCCTTGCCGACGACGAGATGACGTTCGGTGGAACGTTGGGCGGATATTACGATCTCGATGACATCAATTGGGAGGGGCAGTGACATGTCGGTCTACACGAACCCGCCTGAGTGGGAGGCGCAGGGGAAGAAACCTCCGTCCTCCAAACGGACAGAGGGCTGGAAGCCGGGGGACCGGGTGCCCGCCAGTTGGCTGAACTGGTTTTGGTTTTCTACGGTGAATAGCCTGCGTGAAATAGCGCAGGCTTTTGTATCGCACGTCACCGACAAAAACAATCCCCATGGCGTCACCGTCGAGCAAATTGGGGCGGCGCCGTCAGATGCAGCCATCCCTATCGGCGGGATCATTATGTGGAGCGGATCAGTTGACTCTATCCCGCCCGGGTGGGCATTGTGCGACGGCCGAAACGGGACTCCGGATCTTCGGGATAGATTCATTGTAGGCGCGGGTGGAAGCTATAACGTGGGGAACACTGGTGGGAGGAAAGAAGTCACATTAACAACGTCACAACTTCCTACTCACACCCATACAGCAAGTATTAGCTCATCAGGTACGCATAATCATACTGGAACCACATCACTGGAGGAAATTGGAGACCAAGACATGTTCGGTAGCCTTCACACAGTGACGGAGCGCGTACCCAACAGGAGCAATAAGATTGACACTTACGAAACCGATGGGGCGGCGGTACTAGAAATTAACCCTACGAGGCTTGACACGAATCACTCACACGCATTCACTACATCCTCTAATGGTTCCCACTCCCACAGCATAACAATAAGCTCCACTGGTGGCGGTCAAGCTCACGAAAACAGACCACCTTACTACGCCCTATGTTTCATTATGAAGCTATGATGAAACAGGACAAGCTCAAACATTTGTTAGCGGATATTGGTATTTCTTTGGTTTTCGGAGTACAGTTCTCGGCGGGGCGATAGCATACATGGCGATAAAATTGTACTAGGAGGGTGAGGATGGAAGAAATGATTGAAGCCATTGCGCAGTTTATTGGGCAAGTGGGGTTCCCCATCTTTGTGGCGGTTTATGTGCTGATGCGGCTGGAACCTACGATTAACAGGCTCAACGACACAGTTAAGGTGTTGACCATCATTACCGCTAAACAAAGTGGAATAGATTATGACGGAGTGTTAAGAGAGTACAACTTGAACGGAGGCAGGAATAGGTGAGTTATTGTTGTCCTGACTGTGGGAGCGAGGTTGTAACAAATGGAAGATGTTTTGTGTGCTACTCTTGTGGCTGTGAAGGTTGTGGACTAGCAAGATTGGAGGTGGTGAATGATGGTCAAACACACCTTGGAGGACCAACTGATACTGCACGAGGGCTTGAAGTTGAAGGTGTATCGGTGCCCAGCAGGGTACTGGACTGTCGGCGTGGGGCGCAATCTTGAAGGCAAACCGCTAACCAAAGGCGAGCAAGAATATATTTTGGGGTGTAGCGGTCTGGAACCAGAACAAGTGATCGCAATACTAAAAGAGCGCGGGATCTCAAAGGACGAGGCGCTTTTTTTGTTGGCTAACGACATCGAGGATGCGGTAAAAGACCTAAGCAACTTTGACTGGTTTGAGGACCTAGATCCTGTCCGAAAAAAGGTTGTTATCGACATGCGGTATAACCTAGGTCCTACAAGGTTTAGGCAGTTTAAGCGGATGATCGCTGCCCTAGCCGTCGGGGACTACCAGAAGGCCGCTGCCGAGATGGTGGATAGTAAGTGGTATCACGAGGTTGGCAACCGAAGCAAGCGGCTTGTCAAGATGATGGAAACCGGCAAGGATTACGACTATTAAGGAGGGTTATCAATGGGGTTAGTTAAATTCATTCGGGCGCTTATGGTTATTGTAGGGTTTGTCGTGCCCTTGGCCGGCCTGGCCGAGATTAAGCACGATGAACCCAAACAAGGGGAGAAAAAGAAAGCCGAAGTTTTGGCTGAGCTGAAAGTACAGATGGACAAGGCTGGGATTAAGTTACCAGCATGGATTGAGAAGTACACGGATTTGGTCCTCGGTCTTGTCATTGACTTCGTTGTATTCCTAATGAATAAATTCGGTTTTTTCGATGGTGGCGAGACTTCACCCGCCGAGTAGAGCAGCTGGACGAAAACCCCGTCTTTTGGCAAGGTCGTGAGTGGACCAGTAAGCAATGGCGCACATACCAGGACGCGCTAAGGCGGAGCGAAGCCCAGTGGTATGAGTCCACCAGGGAGATGATAGAGCGCAATCCGATCCCACCTATCAAAATTGGCGACAAGTATTGGGGCGACTACACCCCAAGAATCATCAAGTAGCATATTCCCCTTGTTGGTTGACCCCGATCTTCGGATCGGGGTCTTTTTTTATGCCCTTACCAACCCGGTGGGGTTTTCGTTGCAGGGATTTTACAGTGCACCCGCTTTTTTAAGTCAGCTGGAATCAGGCGCATAGTAAACCCCGGTCTTAAGTGACCGGGGCTTTTTTATTGCCATCTAATTCTACTTGCGCCCTTGGCCATAGTTCCCACCGCTACATCTTCTTCTGCTACATTGTAGATGCCAATATGAACCGTATAGTGTTTATAAACGCCCCCATATGAATCCGCAGCAGGGCCGTTCAATTTTTTATTGTAGATAGCCGCACCTGCCCCCATCGCCCGGACAAAGTTATCACCTAACTGCTTAGCGTATTCTTCGGAAATAGCATAAGAAGTGATAATGGCCAAAGATATAACATCATCCTTAATAACAGCATCTGCTTCAATTACGTGATCGTACCCTGAAATTACATCTTTTGCAAAATCAACCATTTGCTGAGTTATTTCTGGGCGTTTCCCAGAGCACCCAGTGAGAAGCAAGGCTAGTAGAATTAGCCCCACATACACCCTATGTTTTACCATTTATTTCACCTCCGTCTATCTATTTAGACACGTCCCCAAGTGTTACCTTCCGGCGACAGTGGTAAAAAGGAACAGTAGCGAACACGTAGCTAACAAAACACTCTGAAGAGCCGCTTAAAAAGAAGCAGGACTCATACCTCTTAATCAGGGTGTCCGGGGTTCGAGTCCCTGATGGCCCACCATCTAAAGAAGTCGAAGACCGCCGTCTGGCGGTCTTTTGCGTATATTGACACTACTTGCCGTGGGCAGAAAAAACAGCTAGAAACAGGCGGATTTTGAGACGGTAGCTAACACGTAGCTAACACGCCTCACTTGGCTTTCAGTATGTTAATTTGAGCGATTCCCCTTCTCAGTGTTTCTACATCGGGGTGCGTGTAGTGCATGGTGGTGGCCACGTCTGAATGGCCTAGCAGCTTCTGGCGAGTATCCATATCTACACCAGCTCGGTGTAGCAGAGTGGAGAACGTGTGCCGAGCCTTGTGTGGGTTAAGCCTTCTTATCTCCAATTTCTCGAGAGTTGGATAGTAAAGGTATTGCCGATAGTATTCTGGTCTAATGGGCTTGCCGTCTCGGCTAATGAAGTGGGAACCTGGCATGTTGTACCATTTGCGCACCAGCGGCTGGATGTCCTCGTGAATAGGGATGATCCTGTCCCGGCCTGCGTCAGTCTTTACGCCACCGGTAATCAGCATCTCATCGATGTCCACGTTGAACTTGGTCAGTGTGAGCATCTCCTTGATCCGCATGCCTGTGTAGATGAAAATCAGTATAGTATCCACCCATTCGACTGTATCCACGTGTTCCCACAGTCTTTTAATTTCCAGGTCGCTAAAGATCTCGGCTTTTTTCTTCTCACCTTTCGACACCTTCACCATATTCGCATAGTTAGTGTCGATGATGTCGTCCGCTAATGCCAGCTTCATCAGTATGCCGGCCAACACTTTGACCTTATGGCAGGACGAGTAGCTGAGCCCCTTCTCGTTTTCCATGGTGTGGATCACATCTTGCAGGTGAGACGTTTTGATCTCTCGAACCTTCATGTCTTTGAGAACAGAAAGGTGGTTCCAGGCAGTGCGATATGACTCGGCCGTCTTGAAACGCTTCTCTTGGTCCTCTGGAGGAGCCTTGGTGTAGTAGTTGGCGTACCACTTTTCGTAGAGCTCCCCAAGAGTAACATCCCGCTGGATTCCAATCGGGGTCTTGTGATACTCCGCCAAAGCGGCCAAGGCCTCCGCTCTGGTTCCGAAGTATCCGATGATATATCGCTGTTGCCTTCCGTCTTCGCTCCATCCAGTAGTCACACAGGCTATCCAAGGGCGCCGGCGATTACCTGACAACTTGTATACGCTGCCGAAACCGTTGGGGAGCTTCACCCCCTGCCCCCCCTTTCTCTACTCCTAATGTTTAGCACAGCGACTAGCTTTCCCAGTATTCTCACCACGCCGTTGGTCAGGATGATAGGCTTGTGATGATCGTTCTCCGATTGCAGGATCACCGTGCCACCTTCCCGGTAGAATCGCTTTAGCGTTACTTCGTTTTCGCTCAAGATAGCCCCGATCTCCCCATTCTCGAGGGTTTCCTGTTTCTTGAAAAACGCAATATCTCCAGAGACTATCCCAGCTCCCACCATAGAATCCCCTTTAACCCTCAAAGCAAAATCTGCCTTCACTCGCGAGTCAATGGTAAAGTAATCAATGATGTTTTCTTCTGCCAGAATGGGTGTTTCAGCAGCTATTGTGCCGACCAACGGAACGCGCCGCCAGCACCTATTGGAAGGTGCTTCAGACGTTAGGTCTTCAGTGTACAACTCATGCATGGTGTATCCATAGAGTTTGCTCAGGTCCTCCAATACATGTAGTGGCGGTTCCGCGGCACCCGATTCCCATTTCTGGATCGTGGTGTAGGATTTGTACCCGAATCTTTTTGCCAGATACTCCTGCGATAGTCCGCTTTTTAGCCGAAGATGCTTCAGATTTTTGGCTAGGTACACACGCAACCCTCCCTTTTTTAGATAGCTTCATTATACCATCGGGTTGAAAATGATTCAAGAGGGGGCTACATATTCGACAATAATCACGAAAATTCTTCTTGGATACTATTGACACTTGAAATATATTCTTGTATTATGTAGGCGGGGGAGGTGAGAAGATGCGCTACACTCTGAAGGAACTCCGAGCCAGGAAAGATAAAACGCAAGCGGAAGTAGCCGGCGACCTGGGGGTATCTGTTGCCACATACAACGCATGGGAAAGGGACGTGTCTAATGTAGCCATCAGCAAAGTGTATGCCCTAGCGCAGTACTTTGGGGTCACGATTGACGAGATAAAGTGGCGCAGGGACTAGTTTTTTATACCCTGCAACATGATTAATATTCATGTAAAGGAGGGGCAGACCGTGACAGAGAGACTAACTGTCGAGGAAGCTGCCGGGATCATGGGTGTTTCTCCAATGTTTCTTCGGATCGGGCTTAGAAACGGGCGCTTCCCGTTTGGGACCGCGGTCAAGTTCGACAAACAGTGGCGGTATTACATTAACCCAATCAGGTTTAGGAAATGGATGGCTGGCGAGGATTTTGCGGTCGGTGAAAGGCAAGAGGGGGTTGATCTATGAACCTTGAGGTGTTTACTTATCAGAACAGTAAAGCGCAATAAACCGTAGAGGGAGGGATTTTGTGAGTACCGAGTCTCGGAAGTTAATTACAACATTGATTATTGTCGCATCAGTCCTATTAACACCAATAGCTGTAAAGCAGGCCTACACAATGAGAGGATATTGGGCCTTTGGAGGAGAGTGGTTTTTGATACCATTAGGCCTGCTAATCGCACAGTTTTGGAAGGATGTTGCTAGCACAATGACAGAGGAAATGGACAAAAAAAGAGGCCCTTACCTGCGGGCAACAGGACAAGGGCCAAACACAAATCTACCTAGGTCTAGTGTATCACACGGTGCACTAGACCTCAAGAGGAGGCACAATCGTGAAGTTACTTAAGCTAAAACTTCGCAATTTCAAGGGGATAAAATCACTTGAATTGGTGGCGAACGGCCACGACCTCAACATCTACGGCGACAACGCGACAGGGAAGACGACCATCCTGGACGCCTTCATGTGGCTCCTGTTCGACAAGGACAGCCAAAACAGGAGCGACTTCGCGATTAAGACCCTCACGAAGGATGGGGAGCCAATCCACCATCTTGACCACGAGGTAGAAGGCACATTTGAGATTGACGGCGAGACCATTGAGCTTAAGAAGGTTTACCGGGAGAAGTGGACGAAGAAGCGCGGCTCGGCCACCGAAGAGTTCACCGGCCATGAGACCGACCACTTCGTGGACG